CATCCCCTTGAGGATGTCGTGGTTGTCCTTGAGTACTTCCACGCGTGCCGTGGTGGCGATGTGGTTGGTCATGGTATTGACCAGGGCCTGTGCCTGATCGCGCTGCTGGACGCCAAGTGACGTCAATCGGCGCGTGATCTGCCCGGAAGTCTCGCCCAGCGCCGACCCCACGCGAATCTCACTGATGATCTCAGCGCTCTTCTTGGTGCCGTACTGGTCGAGCGCGCCGTTGATGCTGATGCGCTGGCGCCCCTTACCGACCTCCAGGTCGAGAGGGTCAGCAAGCGCTGCTGCGGCCATCTGCTCGATGCTGGGCGTGTTCAGCTGGACGACCGTCTTCACGACCTTGCCCAGGAGCGTCATGTTGAACTCTGCCTCGTAGCCGGCGAACTCGGTTAGATCGAGCACAGCCTGCTGCTTCATCTCGCCGTAGACGCCCGCCAGCTCACCCTGAAGTTCTTGGATCTGCTTCTCGTACCGCTGGGTGCCGTATCGGCTCAATCCTTCTGATACGCGCGATTTGGCGGTGCTGATGGCCTTCGTGATGAACTTGGCCATACGCTTGAGGCTGCCACCGGCGTAGCGCTGGACGTGCACCTGATGGCGAGTAGCTGCGTCGGACAGGTAGCCGTCACTGCTCATCCTCGCCGCCTCCGGTGTCACTTCCGTCTACTGGAGCCTGCTGGGCCAGCTCATCGTCGATAAGCTCGTCGGTGCGGTCAGCCTCAAGCACGCCGCCCTGGCGCAGGTTGGTGCGCACGTCGGACTTGGCGATAAGGCCCTGCTGCCACAGCTGGACCTGGGCCAGGATGTCCTGGGCGGTCATCGTCTCGTCAAAGAACGATTGGTTGAGCCAGAAGACAGTTCCTTCCTCGTCCGGATCGCCCATCATGAAGCGCTCTGCGTCGAGGATGGCCCGCTTTAGGGCCTCAGACACGTTGCCAGCGATGGTGCCCAACACGCTGTTGTCCGAGCTGTATCGGATGCGCACGGCCTCGGCCGTCTCCGCGCCACCAGCTTTCTGGACGATGCGGGCGCCGATCATCAGCATCTGCTCTTCCTTGTCCTTCATCAGCGTGCGAGACAGCTGACTCTCGCTGGCCTGGACAAGCTTCGCGTCACCGGACTTGCCGAGGTTGTAGCCCCGGGTCGAGCCGATGTGCATGCCGTTCGGGTTCACTTTGACGAACTCGTCGGCGCTGATGTCGGTTGTGATGAAAAGCGTCGGCTGGCTGCTGATGAACCCGCTCTCTTCCACCGTGGCGCTGTTGCCGTAGTGGAGGATGTTCACGTCGGCCAGGTCTTCAAGTGGCGACTTGTCGACGCTGGCGTCGTTGTTCTGAGACCCGTAGAAGCTGAACAGGATGTGATCGAAGGCCCGGCCATTCTTGTCGAGAGGCTGGGTCTCGGTGTAGGTCTTGCCGTCCTTGCCGTACACCCGCTGCACGTATACGCCATCGACCAGCAGAAGCACACGATACTGGGTGTCGATGGTCCGCTCCAATGTCTCCGGGCTGAATTCGGAAACACACTCCAGCAGGCAGACATAGACCAGGCGCTTCACACCGTCGATCACCTGCTCGTTCCAGTCGATGATCGACTCGGCGCCGTAGTGGTGAATCAGCGCGCTGCGACCCTGCATGTCGGCCATTGAAGACACACCCTCAACCGCAGGAAAGTCCACCAGGAACCCGCCACGGCCGACATCCAGGCATTCACCTACGGCATCCTTGGAAAGCTGCTCCAGGCTCGTGCCGTCGCCACTGGCGTTCTCTTTCAGGTAAAAGACGCCGGTGGGTAGCTCAAGCTCGGCGGTCTTGCGGAAGACGGCGCCCAGCAGGCCGGTGCGCGTACGACCGGTGATGTTCAGGAACATCGCCCGCTTCTTGTACTGCTTGTACCGCGCCAGGTTCTCCGGGGACTTGTTCTCCGGGTCAGGCATCGGCAGGTATTCGTCGTGCTTGCGCACCTCGCGGGCACCAGCCACGCAGCGCTTGACCAGCTGCCAGCCGGGCAAGGCCTCCGAGTACTCTGCCCGGGGTGTGAAGTTCGGCATGGGTTGCCTCAGAAAGTGAACGTGATTGGTACGTGCTTGACCACGGATCGCTTGGTCTTGGCCACGGCGAAGTAGCGGAAGGCGTCGGCCGGGTGGGATGACCAGTCATGGAGCGGCTTGTCTTTCCAGCAGCCTCGCTTGTCGTCCCATTCCTTGCGGTAGCTCTCCAAGGCGGTTATCCCCTCCTCGCACTTGGCTTCGTCGAAGGCGCAGTTGGGCAGAATTTCCCGCGCCTGCTCGATGCCTTCGTCGACGCCGAGCTTTGGCACCACCTGGAACGTCAGCGAATAGCGCTGGCCGTCGATCTCGTAGCCCTCTCGGGCGAGTTCTCGGCGAGTCTTGCCGTCGCTACCGAATTCCCGGTTGTCGATGTCGTGCGGCCCCCAGTGCTCGCCGTACTCGTAGCCTCGATCCTTCAGCACCTTCATGTAGTGCCGCAGGCCCTCGCCGCTGTTCTGGCAAAAGTCGACGACGTGGTATTCCTCGCCGACGATCCGGACAAACCAGATGGCCGTGGAGTCGCCCACGCCGATATCCCAGAAGGTGTGCACCGGCAGGTGACTGTTGTCCGGCAGCTTGCCGATGCGCTGGGCGGCGTAGAGCTTGGTGAACTGCTTGGCGTAGTAGGCGCCTTCGATCGTCTGCTGGAATGCCTCGGCAGGAATCGACGGGTACTCCCGCTTGATGTCGTCGCCGAGGGTCTTTTCCTTGGCGGCGTACCAGGCGCGCTGGCCTGCGTTGGTGACGATGCCGTGCTTGGCGGCCAGATCGTCGAAGTACTTGGTCAGCCGGTCCGGGATGACCACATCTGTCGGGTCAAGCCAGTAGAGCGGGCTCCTCCACCAGCTGAAGAAGAAGAACTTCCAGTCCAGGAGGCCCAGGGGCACACCAGCCAGTTGCTGCTTCTCGGCAGACTGGCTGTAGTCGAAGAAGTACCCCGCCCGCCCCTCTGCCGTCGACTCAATGGTGACGAAACACTCAGCGGCCACGGCCTCGAACGCACCAGTGACAATCTCCCGAGCCTTGTGCGGAAACTTGGCGCATATCTTCCCGAACTCGGAGACGTGCAGGTAACGCAGTGTGCCGCCACGGAAGGATGTGGACACGTAGAGCGATCCGCCTTTGCTGAACACAAGCTCACCAGCAGCATCGTTGCGAGCAGGGTTAGCGGCGCGTATCTCCTTGGGAAGGTGGTCATACGCATACTTGATCTTCTCGCGGAATAGGCGCTTGGCATCGTTCAGGGTATGGGCGATCAGGGCGCACTTGGCGGCCTCGAACAGCGCGGCATCCAGCTGGACGATGCACACCAGCGTGGTGAAGCCCAGCTGCCGGGCTTTGAGGATGATGTTGCGAGTGTGCATCCCCTGGAAATAGTCGACCTGCTCCTGCGTCATGCGGAAGCGGACCTTCTTGCCCTGTTTGTCCGTGATGAAGTACAGGTTGTTCAGCCGCCAGAACCGATCCCGGAGCAGCTTCATGTGCTCGGGCTTCATGGGCAGGCATCCTTCGATAGTTCATCCATCAGCTGCGACAGCTCGTCGGCGTCTTTCGACTGCTCCTTGTCGTCCAGGCCGAATGCGGTGCGCTCAAGCACCTGCAGGTTCTTCATGGCCGAGGACAGCTGGAAAAGGGTTTTGGCGTTACTGGGGAGGGCAACTGCGGCGAGCATCGAGCTGCGGCGGAAGCCGCTCTCATCGTTGGCAGTCTCGCGATCAATCTCGTCTTCGATGTCCTCGCGGCGCTTGATGGTGGTGAGCAGGTCATCCATCAGCAAGTTCGCAAGGTTCGCGGCTTTGCGAATGTCACGACGATGACTGCGAACAACCGTCGCACCCTCTTCTGCCGCCTCCTCGATGATCTCGGCGTCCCGCTCAGGGTTCGCGCATTGCTCTTCGCGAACCTCGCCGCGAACCAGCTTATTGCGAACCTCTTTGCGGACCTGCTCAGAAAGGTCCCGCTCCCAGCCCAAGGCCTTGGCCTTCTTCCGGATAGCGGTGTCGCTCACGCTGTTACGGTCAGCGATGGTGCGTATGGAAAGCGCCCCGGCCCGGAAGGCACGCTCGATCGCCTCCCAGTCTGGCTGCTTGTTAGTCATGGATTTTTTAGTTCGGGGGTTGATTTGAGGTCACTATGACATCACATGGAGAGTGCTAATCCCGCCCACGTTCAGCCAAAGGATGGTCCGATGAGCCACAAGATTTTTCTTAGCCACAACTATGCAGATAAACCGATAGTAGAACCAGTTGCCCTAAGACTCGCCCAGATTTTTGGGCAGTCCACGGTCTTCTACGACTCTTGGTCCATCAGCCCCGGCGACGGAATTATTGACCAGATGAATAAAGGCCTTGAGGCCCCGGAATTCGTATTTTTCTTCGTTACCGAGAAAAGCCTTGCAAGCCCTATGGTCAAGCTTGAATGGCAGAACGCACTGTTCGCAGCTTCCAGAGGGAAGACCAAGATCATTCCAGTCCGCGTAGATGGAAGCGCAATGCCGCCGCTGTTGACTCAGACGCTGTACATCGACATGTACTCTGTAGGCCTTGAGGCAGCGATCAACCAGATCGTCAACGTTACCCAAGGCAACGCCTCTTTCACACCTCAGCACGAAGGATTTTCGAATCTTTCATGGTCAGCGAACGTAAGCGATCCGGACGTTCTTTCGCTAACAATCCGGGCTTCCCATTTTATGGAGCCTAAAGCTAGTTTTTTGATTGAAACTCTGAATAAGGAAGAGGAGTTCACAATTGAATCTAACGCTCCATCCTTCTTCGGCGGGCACCATAAGGGCGGGCCGTCCGACCCAGAAGGGCATAAAGTGACGTCGTTTCACTACGATTCCATGGGTGCTGCAATCACCCCCTCACACCCCCTTGAGCTTCGGGTGGTAAATAAAGGATCTGATCGGATAGTGATTGTAGCTATCAGTCATGAAGAAGCAGCAGGTCAGTGGAGAAGAGTGCCCATGACCCAGGGGTGAGTTACTGATTCTAAAATCAAGACTAATTGCCTCCTTGCCCCATCGCGCCACAAAAAGGCGGTTCCTTTTTTGTGGCGCGCTTACCCCGCCTGGAACACATGGCCACGCCGGGCAACTGCATACAAGACGATTCCCAGCTTCATGACCACGCCATACAGGGCTGGCACATGGCCGCTCATGGCCAGCACGAACGAACCGAACGCGCCAATGGCAACCAGGTAGAACGCAACCGCAAGCAGCGGCTCATCCATCGGCCTGATTCGGCGCAGGTAGTCGCACGCGGCAATCACCACCATCACGCTCAGGAAAGCATTGGCACCGATCAGGAGTGAAATCAGGGTCGAGCTCATCAGGTAGCTCCTTTGGCTCCGAACGACCCCACGAGCGACTTCAGCACCGGGATGATGTTCATTGCCAGAAGGCCTATCAGAAAGGCCACGCCGTATTGGGTTTCTCCGCTCGTACCGAGGTTGAAGTAGCTGATGGCGAGCGGGGTGCAGAAGATTGCAGATGCGAAGCCGGTGAAGAAGGCCGCTACAGCCTGGCCCCGGGTGAGTCCTCGCAGGAACGTCAGGGAAAGGATCGCCCCTGCGAAGCCACCAATAATCACGCCGTACTTCACCAGCAGGACGCCGGCAGTCGTGCTTGCTGGTTCGGCCATTGGTTGTCCTTGGGAATTCAGGGCCTCTTGAGGGCCTATTCGGGCAATAAAAAACCCGGCGCAATGGCCGGGTTCTGTGTGTCACTCCTCAACACGCGCAGGAATGACAGGATGCAAGAATTTTGTTGCACCGTTGCAGAGTTGTCAAGCGGCATCTGCCATCAAAACGCCTTCCTCCTCCAAGATCTTGCTGGAGGCAGCCAAAGCCTCGGCGACCATATCGTCCAGCACCTTCTCAATCCCCTTCTTCCAGCGCCAGTACGTGGTCCGATTCAGGCCCTGACCATCCCAGGTGTTGATGTCGTAGAACTCGGCCGGCAGCACGATCATGTCAGTGGAGCGCTTCACGTACTGCTCACGGCGCGCCTGGCCGGCATCCTCTGGCATCTCGCCGCCCTCCAGGTGTTTCACCACCCCAGCATGCAGCGAGTCGAACTCTGCACGCTCGCGGGCGGCCCGGCTTGCGACTTCATGCCCCGACAGCGCCTGCACGCCCTTCACGGGCGGGATAGCCCAGGCAGTGACCGCCTTGTACCGGAACAGGTTCGGCGCCTGGGTGGCAATCAGCGGCACCAGCTTCCCGATGGCCTCGACCTTCTTGGCCTTGTGGGTGGAGAACCTGGCCGTCAATGCATTCCAGTGCCGAGGGATCAACTTGCTGTGCAGGCGGGCGTGAACCCAGCAGTCCACCAGCATTGCCGCATCCTTCCCGGTGATTTCCCCCTTCAGCTTCGAAGCCTGGACCTTTGGCTCGAAGTCCCCACCACCCACGCCGCTCATGGTATCTGCCGCCAGGGCGCGCACTACCGCTGCCAACACGCTTTGATATTTCACTGTCCCTGCTCCTTCTTGCGGCGATACGAGATGACCATGCCCCGCACTACGCAGTAGCCGGCGATGATGAAGATGCCCAGAGCAAGCAGCTGGGCGCTGTCGATTGGTGTCCAGTTCATGCTGCTGCCCTCCTCAGGTCTTTGAGCTTCTGCCTGTACAGGGCCTTGATGGCCTGCAGGTCTTCGATGGTCAGGCGCTGGGGCTTATGAGGCCCTTCGAGCCATTCAACCTGGTCGGCGCCGATGCGCTTCACCAGCCGGATGCGGTACTCGACCGCGTTCCCCGACAGGTTCCGGTTGCATTTCACGCACTGGCGGTGGACGTTGAGCGGCTCGAAGCGCAGCTCCGGGCAGGCGCCCACCGACCGGTAATGTCCAGCGTCCCAGCGGCTGCCGGTGATGAGGTCGTGGTCGCTCGGCAATGAGTCGCAACTGATGCACGGCAAGCCGGCGTCGCGCTCGCGGATGTAGGCATTGAACGCCGTCTGCGCCTCGGTCATGTGCTCACGGCGGGTCTTCAGCTTCTCCCGGCGCTCCTTGAGGTCTTCCCGGGCCTGCTTGGTGATGGCCTTGGCCGCAACCTTCTGCAGCTTCGGATCTTTGGCTATGGCTTTGGCACAAGCGATGCTGCACACCTTCTGCGTGGTCATGGTCGGCTTGAAGGGCTTTCCGCAACCTGGCGCCTTACACTTCTTCGGCTTGATCTCCTTGGCGAGCATCATGCTGCCCTCCCCCGGCGCTCGCCGTAGATCGCCATCATCAGGTCCTCGGGATGCGGCAGGAGCAGCTGCAGGTGTTCCGCGCAGTAGGCGTCCAGCAGCTCCAGGTACTGGGTCATCTGCTGAGTGTTGAACTTGCGCGTCTTGGCCCGGCCGACGCGGTAGCGGGTGCCGTCGGGCAGCTCTACCGGGTGAACCTCGGCGGGCCAGAGCTTGGCTACCAGGATCTCGTGCCACTCCTCGGCGCTGGCCAACTGGCCGAAAGAGTCGCGTAGGTGAGCCTGGATCAAGCCGTTCCACTGCCACAGCAGGCGGTTCTGGGCATCCGAACGCCTGCTGCGCACCTCCACGATGGTCAGGCGGCGCGGCTTGGCCAGATCCAAGCCCTGTATGTAGCCCAGCAGGCGGCTACGGTCGGATTCGTTACGGAGCATTAGGTCAGCCACGCTTCACCCCCTTGCGCGCAGCCTTGATCGCCCTGCTCGCCCGAATGAAGCCACTCGCAGCGCCACAGAACACCGCCCAGGCCAGGTACAGCGCGTACATGGCAAGCATCGCTCCGCCTGCACCCATGACCGCGTAGCCAACGAGTTGAGCAAAATTATTCATGGTCATGGCGCCACCTTCAGGCCCTGGGCCTCGATGGCTGCGACTACATCGGGCGCCCACAGATGGCCATCCATGCCGTCATCTGCGGGAAGCTCCACCACCACGGCCTCGCGTGAGGCCTGCCATGACGATACCCAGGAGCAGTACAACTCATGCGTGCGGAGGCTCCTATAGCAGCCATGGTTCCCGCGCGATAAATCAACCGAGAAGGTCATGCCTTGCATCGATGCTTCAAACTCCTCGCGCATCTTTTTTGCGTCCATCAGTGCTTCTCCTGCATGGCTTTACCGATCTCGGCGGCAGCAAGAACGATGGCGCGGCGAGTAGCGGCGGCGGCGCTTTGGCAGTCTTCGATCCCTACGCGAATCTCGATATCGATCGGAATCCAAGCCAACGCTTGGCGTAGCACGGGATGCCAGCGAAGCTTTACTCCAAGCTCCACAGCCAGGCGCAGCGCGTCGCCGTCATCTTCCAGCGGGTTCCATGTGTATCCATTGCGGCCAGAGCAGCGAGATACGTAGACCCCATCAAGCTCGTCTGGGCATTCCAGTTTGAGCC